CCGCTGCTCAAGGTTGTGACGGTGCCATCGTGCCTCAACCAGCTCAGGCCCCGGCTCCCGCACCTGCTCCGGCTCCCGCCCCGGCGCCTGCTCCGGCTCCCGCCCCGGCGCCGGCCCCGGCCCCGGCTCCCGAGCCCGTGGCGGCCGCTGCCAAGGTGACTTACGCTGCCGACGCCTTCTTCGACTTCGACCGTGCCGTGCTGCGCCCTGAAGGCCGTGCCCGTCTGGACGACCTGGTCGAGAAGATCCAGGGCATCAACCTGGAAGTGATCATCGCCGTCGGCCACACCGACTCCACCGGCCCTGCCGAATACAACCAGCGCTTGTCCGAGCGTCGTGCCGAGGCCGTCAAGGCTTATCTGGTCAGCAAGGGTATCGATGCCAACCGCATCTACACCGAAGGCAAGGGCGAGACTCAGCCCGTGGCCGACAACAGCACCCGCGAAGGCCGTGCCAAGAACCGCCGCGTGGAAATCGAAGTGGTGGGCACCCGTCCCAACAACTGATCCACCGATCGCATCACGGATCGCAAAAAACCGCGCTTCGGCGCGGTTTTTTGTTGTCTGCCATTGGGCAAGGCGATAATCCCCTCATGGACAGAAACGTCAATGCCGATCCGGCCGAACTGGCCAAATTTTCTGAATTGGCCCACCGCTGGTGGGACCCAGAAAGCGAATTCCGCCCCTTGCACCAGATCAACCCCTTGCGGCTGGAGTGGATCGACCGGCTGGCCGCTTTGGCGGGCAAGGCGGTGCTGGACGTGGGGTGCGGAGGGGGCATTCTGGCCGATGCCATGGCCCGCAAAGGCGCCGAGGTCCTGGGCATCGATCTGGCGGGCAAGGCGCTGAAAGTGGCGCAACTCCACGCGCTGGAGGCGGGCACCACGGGGGTCCAGTACCGGGAGGTCAGCGCCGAGCAACTGGCCGAAGAGCGCCCCGAAAGCTTCGATGTGGTCACCTGCATGGAGATGCTGGAGCATGTGCCCGATCCGGCCTCGGTGGTCCAGGCCTGTGCTCGCCTCGTCAAGCCAGGGGGGTGGGTGTTCTTCTCCACCATCAACCGCAACCCCAAGTCTTTTCTATTCGCCATCGTGGGCGCGGAGTATGTGCTGCAACTGCTCCCCAAAGGCACGCACGAGTACGCCAAATTCATCAAGCCGAGTGAATTGGCGGCGCATTGCCGCGCTGCTGGCCTGACGCTTCGGGCCACGCGAGGCATGGAGTACAACCCACTGACGCGTCGTTACTGGCTCAGTGGCGATACCAGTGTGAACTACCTGCTGGCGACGCAAAAGGAGCCTGCATGAAGTTTGCGGGCGTGCAGGCGGTGCTGTTCGATCTGGATGGCACCCTGGTGGACAGTGCGCCCGATCTCGGGTATGCGGCAGACCAGATGCGGGTTGCCCGTGGTCTGCCCTCACTGCCTTTGGCACGCTACCGACCGTTGGCCGGCGCCGGTGCCCGTGGCATGATTCAAGTCGCGTTTGGCTACGGGCCGGATCATCCCGATTTCGAGGGCTTGAAGCAGGAGTTCTTTGACCGCTATCAAGCCTGCATGACGCAACGCACGCAGCCGTTTGACGAAGTGGATGAGATGCTGCGCGCCTTGCAGAACCACGGCTTGGCGTGGGGGGTGGTGACCAACAAGCTGGAGCGCTTTGCGTTGCCGTTGACCGCAGGCATGCCGTTGTTTGCGGGGGTGGGAGCCGTTGTTGGCGGAGACACCACGCCGCACCCCAAGCCCCACCCGGCTCCGCTCCTCGAAGCCGCACGGCGTCTGGGGGTGGCGCCCGATCGATGCATTTATGTGGGCGATGATCATCGCGACATCGTCGCCGGCAAAGCCGCGGGCATGCCGACGATTGCGGCCCGGTATGGCTATTTGGGTGTGGAAACCGATGTGAACGCCTGGGGGGCCGATGCCGTCATCGAGACACCCATGGCCCTCTTGAACTTTCTGGACTTGACGTAAACTAAGCGGCTATGGGGCTGCATTGGTTTCGACGTGGGTTCGGGCACGCAGCAGGGCATGTCGAGGTTCTGTCACCTCGTTAAACCGCAGAAAAAAAGTAACTGCAAACGACGAACGTTTCGCACTCGCCGCCTAATCCGGCGAGCCTCGCAACAGTCGGCCTGTGGGCTGGGTGAGGGTGGCTGCAAAGCCGTCCTGACTGCGAGGGAATTCACATAGGCTGGCTGTCAGGCGGGCAACTTGCTTGGCAGCGAGACTCAAGGTTGCTGGCTTGGCTTGCAGCGTGTCGCTGCGCGGCTTGTCAGGCGAGATCCAATCAGACGACTACACATGTAGAACTGCGCGAAGAAGGCTTGCGGACGGGGGTTCGATTCCCCCCAGCTCCACCACTTTTCAGAAAACCAACCGTTCTCGGTTGGTTTTTTTTCGCCCGTTCTTCCCAGTGTTGGCGCGGGTTCGGGCCTCGCTGCGACGGACGCTGCCGGCCTAGACAGCCCCGTTTCGGGTGGTTTTTCGTTCTCAGTGCCCGCCTATTCTCTGTTTCTGCGAAGGGGGACTTCGCACCCGACCCCGCATTGGCGCGGGTTTGCGGCGGCCTGTTCGGCACGGAAGCCGCCTTCACGCAGGCGCCCCGCCCCGGACGGGGCTACTCGTTCACAATGGGGCGGACATCCCAGGTGATGGGCACCCCGGGCCGGTAGACGACCTCGTTGCCAAATTTGATGCTGGCCTTCAGGTGTTCAGCCAGCGGCTTATCCCATTTCTCAATCTGCTTGATCGCCCGGTTGACGGCGTTGCGGAAGGCGTCCCGGACGTTTTTCCGTTTGTCGCCAGCCTTGCGAAGCTTGCCGCCCTTGCCGACACCTGCCGTGATCGCATCAGCGATCTGGGCCATCTCGTCCTCAATTTCCTCCACACGCTGGTGATCGCCGTCTTGCTCGGCTTCAGCCTTCTCGGTAACCAGTGACTGGTACTTGGCTCGGTATTGCTCGACTGCCTTCCTGTCCACCACGACTCCCGCGTTGCCCAGCGGTGCTCCGGTCGTCACCTGAAAACCTTCCTCGATGTCATCGTGCTCCAGCCCGGAATTCGCGTGATCGGCGACGCCCAGCGCATAGCCGCATACGACTTCGTAGACGGACGCTTCCCGATCCGGATGCGCCAGCAGCAGGTTGATGTATTCCGCGCCCTTGTCCACGCCTATGATATTGATCGTGTTCCCTCGATTGAACCGAGCCTCCCAACCGCCTCCGCGCTTGCGAAAGAAGTTATCTGGCTGCTTTTCCTTCGGCGACACCGTTGGCACCGAGATCACCGATGCGGATTCATGTACGGTGCGCAGCAAGGCATCGCCCGGCATGGTGCGCTCCCGGATCGCCGTGGCATGGCGGCGAACCATCTCGTCTAACGCGGCGTTCACCTCGCTGGCGTGCCGCTTGTAGAGATCGAAAACGAGCTGGGCAGCCTGTGCAGTGCTTCCGCCGATGAAGCGCAGCACCCGATTCACCTCGGCGTATTTGGCGAGGAACTGCCCTACGTTCTCCAGCGATCTCACTTGGTTGGCCCGCTCCAAGTAGGATGCGGACATGATCTTGTCGTCGTCCTTGTTCCGGCTCTGGGTGAACACGTCCGTCTTGTAATGCTCAATTGGATCGTACTGATCGGCCTTGGCGGCGATGACGGCAAAACGCCGGTCGATGCATTGCGAGCATAGGCCGCAGTGGGTGTGCTGATTCGTCATCTCCCACGTGTGGGTGCAGGTCATCGAGTGCTTGATGAGGTCGGCGCAGCCCAGCTTGACGATCTGTTCGACGACTTCGGCCTTGGTCTTCCAGATATACGGGTTCTCGACCGTGAATGGCGCTTCAGCCACCAGTGTGATGATGTCCTGGAACCCCTTCATCACCTTGGGGTGTGTTGTCCGCGTGGCGCGACCACCGACCACTTGAGCGCACACCGGCAGATTCAGGCTGATCACACCGTTCTCGTAGAAACGCACGCTGCTTAGGCCGAGCATTTTGGCGATGGTCGCGCCAATCGAGACGAACAGGAACGAGCGGCTGCGCTGCGTGTATTCCCGGTTCAGCGGCTTCTTCTTGTGAACGCGCACGCTGATCTGATGCGGCGCGTTGTCTCCCGCTTTCTGCGCCAGCAGATCTTGAAGCGTCTTGTGCCGGGTGTTGAGCTTGGGCGTGGCCTTGTGCGTGACCAGCACTACACGCCGCCTCTGGCCCAACACTTCGTCCAGCGCGCCTGCCAGTGAGTCCAAACCACCGGAAAACATCACCACCTGATCCGGTTTGCCATACAGGGTCTGTGCGTCGTTGAACTCCAGGTAGTCCTGGAACGAATGATCCTGTTCCAGCTTGACGAAGCTGAACGCGTAGTTGTCGTCCGAGAGGAAGCCCAGCGTCGAGGTGAGCGCGTTCTTCACCTCCTCGCCGTTCCAGAAATCCGGGTTGCGCACCGGCACGACGAAATGCAGATCGCGCCGCCATCCATCGCCGAAGCTGTCAACGTCGTCTGCACCGCGCAGAATCACCTGATCGGCGCTGTAGACGTAGGCGGCGATTTCCAGCAGGTCATGGAACTTGGTCGGCACCGTACCGAACATCTTGCTGTGGATGTCCTCGATGCGCAGCGTGACGTTGCCTTCTCCTTTCACGCCAGAGAGCCGAAGGCGAATTTCGTTCTTCGGATCGTCGCTGATTCCCTTGGCCGAGGCGTTTCCGCAAATGACGAATTTCTTAGTTTGCACTGGTGCGCGCCCCCAACTTCAATTCATCCTTCATCTTCTTCAGCGCGAAGCCAGCAAAGCCATCGGACGATTTTCTTGAAATGTCACCGCCTTCCTCGTAGCGGTGTTTGGAAAACCATTGGGACGAGAAATCTCGAACGATCACCGATGCTTCCCACGTATGCGTGCTCAGCGCGTGATCGAAAAGCGCTTTCTGGTTCATCGTCGCAAAGCGCATTCCTTCACCCACATGGGTCGCCAGCGTCTTGGACAGGAAATATTGGAGGCTCTGGTTGGCCAGCCGGTCGAAGAACGAACGCGACAGATCGCCGAATTCCTTTTGCGTTCCGAGTTTGGAAAGCGCCGCACGCATCGTGTCCTTGTCGTTTGGGAATAGACCGTTAAAGTGGGGCTGAAGCGCGTCGGCCACCGCGCCGACCAGCGCGCGTCCGGCGATTTCGGCAAGATCGGAGCGCCTGCGGGAATTGTCGACGGCACGATCCAAGGCCTCGGTGAGGCTCGCCGTCACATCGGGCAGTGTTGCGTCGTCCGGCAAGGAAATGCCGACGGATCGAAGATGGGCGTAGAGATCATTCTTCTTGGCGGCAATGGCCAATTGCGTCATCAGCCACACGGCCTCCGTGTACCCCTTGTCATCCATCACGAACGAGAACGCCTTTTCTGCGGCGGCGATGGTGGCGTTGGCAACTTGGGACACGTCTGCGCCAGAGGCGATCAGGCCGACGACCTCCTTCCATGCTTTCGTCCTTGGCAGTACCCCGAGCCGAACGTGCCCCATTCAGGATTCCCCTTGTTGAGATCAGTGCATCGCGATCACTCGTGCCGTTTCACGATCACGATGCTCCGGGCTTTTTTTTCTTCTTTTCTCAAATACCCCTTGCGTACCAGCTGCGCGATTTGTTCATGAGCGCTGGCGTGGCTGATGCCCAGCGCTTCGGCCAATTCCTTGACGGTAGGCGGCAGGCCCGTGCTGTCGAAGATTTGGCAAATCGCCCTCAGCGTTCTGGTCTGCGGCTCAGTGATGCCTTCTGTCTTGCGCTTGCTCATGGCATTGCTCCTCGCCGATTTCGGGAATATATGACCTGATAAACATCAGGTCAATGGAGGCGACCCAACGCAGAAAATCTCTGGTCTGACTACGGGCGCGAGGCGCGGCGCCAGTCCCAAGGAGCTATCGGATCGGCATCGCGCCACAGTCCGGCGTGGCGGCCGCGCGCCTCCTGTTCGGCGAACTCGTAGGCACCGGCATCCTCGGCGGACTGCTCCTGTGCGTACTGCCGGTACCACCAAGCCATCCCAGCTGTGATCTGGGCCAGCCCTGCGTCGAGTGTCTTCGGACACGTGCTTGCGGCGCAGGAGGGGTCGGCGACTAGCACCTTGCCCACGAGCCGCCCGTAGCGGTCGCGCTTGCTGCTCATCACGACGACGTCTTTGCCGAATACGAGGTCGGACATTGACGCCTTGGATCTCTGCCCGAACGCCTGATTCTTCTCCGGCGCATCGATCCCAGCCACCCTGATCTTGTGCTGCGTCCTATCAGCATCAAGCACGGTGACCGTGTCCCCATCGGCCACGCCAACCACTCTGCCCATGATGGTCTCCGCGCTGGCACTCCACGCAGCCAGGGCGATCAACGTCGCCCAGAAAAATCTCCTCGAAATCTCGCTCTCCCTATCTGATGCACGCTGAAACGGGATACCCCGACCGCCCTGTGTGCATATTCTTCGTAACGGTCTGACAACTTTACTGGCTACCGAAATGACCGTCGAACAAACACTCCCTGAATTGATGTCCCCTCGCCAACGGGCGCGCGAGGCCGCGGAAATCATCGCAACCGCCATCGCACGCTTGCATTCCACGCGCCCCAAAGATGGCGACATTCCTCTTGGCTTCTCGGCACCCGAGCGCGTTCATACGAACCCCTCTACAAAAGGAGTTTTGAAATGAACGCACCCGCAACACCCCTCTCGCTGGCGGCGCAAATCGCTAATCTGCCGAAGCTGCCCATGAAAGCTCTGTGGGCTATCTGGGACAAGTATTTCCCGCAGCGACCGCCGCACCATAACCGGGCTTATGTCGAAGGCCGCGTCGCCTACAAAATTCAAGAGGAAGCGCTGTGCACTACGCTACTTGTCCAAAAACAAATGGCGCGGATTGGCGAAGCCCAATCCAAGATCAAGACGCAGCGCGGCGTCGAAGTTCAGGTCATCCCCGGCACTGTGTTGGTGCGGGAGTTTGACAGCCGCGAACATCGCGTCACCGCGCTGGCAGACGGATCTTTCGAATACGAAGGCCGCCGGTTCAAAAGCCTGTCAGCCGTTGCCCGCCACATCACCGGCACCCAGTGGTCGGGTCCCCTGTTTTTTGGGCTTACCAAGAACAAGCGGCGAGGAGGCGGGAAATGAATAGCGTTGTGACCAAAAAGCGCTGCGCCGTCTACACCCGTGTCTCCACCGACGAGCGCCTGGATCAATCCTTCAACTCTCTTGATGCCCAGCGCGAAGCAGGCCATGCCTACATCGTGAGCCAGCGTGCCGAGGGCTGGTTGCCGGTCGCCGATGACTACGACGACGGCGGCTACTCAGGCGGCAACATGGAACGCCCGGCATTGAAACGGCTGATGGCCGACATCATGGCCGACCAGATCGACATCGTGGTCGTCTACAAGATCGACCGCTTGACACGCAGCCTGGCCGACTTCGCCAAGCTGGTGGAGCTCTTCGAGCGCCACAAGGTGTCGTTCGTGTCGGTGACACAGCAATTCAACACCACCACGTCGATGGGGCGGCTGATGCTGAACATCTTGCTGTCCTTCGCCCAGTTCGAGCGCGAGGTCACCGGCGAGCGCATCCGCGACAAGATCGCCGCCAGCAAGCGCAAGGGTCTATGGATGGGGGGATACACGCCGCTGGGCTACGAGGTCAGAGACCGCAAGCTCGTTGTTGTGGAAAAAGATGCGGAGGTCATCCGGCGAATCTTCATGCGATTTACCGAGACACGCTCCATCACAGACATCGTTCGCGAAATGGCCTTGGAGGGAATCACCACCAAGCCCAACCGCCTGAAGGATGGCCGCGTGCGTAACGGCACGCCAATGGACAAGAAGTACATCTCCAAGGTACTGCGCAACCCGATCTACGTCGGCGAAATTCGCCACAAGGGAGCGGTGTTTGCCGGGCAACACGAGCCAATCATCACGCGCCAGCTGTGGGACCGAGTGCAGACCATCCTTGCCGAAGATGCCCATCAGCGCATGGGCAAGACCCAGACCCGGCACAAGACCGACGCCTTGTTGCGCGGCCTGATGTTCGGCCCTGATGGCGGCAAATACCACATCACCTACAGCAAGAAGCCATCCGGCAAGAAGTACCGCTACTACATCCCCAAGGCAGACAGCCGTTACGGCTACCGCAGCAGCGCCACCGGGATGATCCCGGCCGACCAAATCGAGGAGGTGGTGGTGAACCTGATTGTGGGGGCGCTCCAGTCACCAGAAAGCATCCAGGGCGTCTGGAACGCGGTGCGCAGCAAGTACCCGGAGATCGACGAGCCCACGACCTTGCTGGCCATGCGCCATCTCGGAGAGGTCTGGAAAGCCTTGTTCCCCGCTGAGCAGGTGCGGCTGGTCAATCTGCTGATCGAGCGCGTCCAGCTTCTCTCCGATGGCGTCGACATCGTCTGGCGCGAGTCGGGATGGCGGGAACTGGCCGGTGAGTTGCAGGCGGACAGCATCGGCGGCGAACTGCTGGAAATGGAGATGGCCCCATGAACCGCACGTCCAAGAAGCTGGTCGGCGATGGCATACCCCACGAGCGCCGCCATCCGCTGGAGGGGGGAGGTGTCCGGATCACGACTTTCGTGCCCGTCCATTTCAAGAAGCGCGGTATCAAAAAGGTGATCGTTGCCCCGGAAGGCATCACCCAGCCAATTGCCATCACCAATACCCCGGTACTGACCCCCGAACAGGATCGCCCACTGCTCAAGGCGCTGGGGCGCGGTATCTACTGGCAGCAGTTGATCGACAACGGAACGGTGGCCAGCAGCGTCGAGATTGCCGAACGGGAGCGCATCCACCGTTCCACGGTCAACGATCTGCTGCGGCTGGCGCTTCTCGCCCCCGACATTGTCCAGGCCGCCTACGAAGGACGCCTGCCCCGGGCGGTGTCCTTGGAAGCCCTGCTGCGTGCCAAGGTGCCCTTGGACTGGAATGAGCAACGCCGTCTGATCGCTTCCCTCGGGTAGCGGAGGGTCCAGCAAAAAAATTTTCCGCTACGCCAAATGTAGCTGTTGCTACGCCAGATGTAGCGCCTTCCCCGATGAAGGCGTGCATCGGTCATCAACGGCCAGTACAGGACTGGCCACCGGTCGCGCCCCAATCCCTGAACGGGAAGGAGCACGGCAATGGCCTATTCATTGGCACTGGCTGGAGGCTCCGGTAGTACACCGGGCCTCAATTCCGGCATCGGGTTCAGTTCGACGCCTACCCCTGAAACCACGGCGCTGTCCCAGCGGCGCTTCCTGAGCGAGGTCGAACTCGCCAATCGCTGGGGCATGTCCCCCAAGACCCTCACGCGCTGGCGCGGCATGGGCAAGGGCCCCTTTTTCGTCAAGTTCTCGAAGAAGGTCGCCTATCCCCTCGATGGCGAGAACGGGGTGCTCGATTATGAGAAACGCCACGTCTATGCCTCGACGTCCGAGCGTGTGCCGGTGAAGGGAGGTCAGTCATGAAAGAACTGACCCTCTACCCAGCCGACCTCGCGGCCATGAGCACGGCCCAGTTGGCGGCGCTACCGATCAGCGACTTCGTCGCCGCTGAGCGCAATGTCGATGAGGCCGTCGCTTACCTCAAGCACCTGCGCGCCAAGCTGGATACCGCCAAGCTCCAGCGGTACGGCGAGCAGGCTCGAACGGCCCTGCGCGAATCCGGCCGCGATTTCGGCACCGCCCACATCTGCGACGGGGCGCTGCACGTCAAGTATGAACTCCCCAAAAAGGTGACCTGGAACCAGGCCATCCTCAAGGAGATGGCCGAGCGCATCGTCGCTGCGGGCGACAAGGTCGAGGACTACATCGACATCAAGCTGTCGGTGTCCGAGACCCGCTACAGCAACTGGCCGCAGGCCTTGCAGCAGCAGTTCGCGGCTGCCCGCACGGTCGAGGAAGGCAAGCCGACCATCACCCTGACGCTCGATGGGGGTGCCGCATGAAAAAGCTCCCCATCGTGTCCGCCATCGAGCGGATGGCCGAGCGCAAGGGCGTGAAGCTGCTGATGCTGGGCAAGTCCGGCATCGGCAAAACCACGCGGCTCAAAGACCTCGACCCGGCCACCACGCTGTTTCTCGACATCGAGGCCGGTGACTTGGCGGTGGCCGACTGGCCGGGCGACACCATCCGTCCGGCTTCGTGGCCGGAGAGCCGCGACTTCTTCGTGTTCCTCGCGGGCCCAGACAAGTCGCTGCCGCCGGAGGCCGCGTTCTCGCAGGCGCATTACGACCACGTCGTCGAAAAGTTTGGCGACCCGGCGCAACTCGACCGCTACCAGACCTTCTTCGTCGATTCGATCACGCAGCTGTCGCGCCAGTGCTTCGCGTGGTGCAAGACGCAGCCGGGCTCCGTCAGCGACCGCACCGGCAAGCCAGACCTGCGCGCGGCATATGGCCTGCTCGGTCAGGAAATGATCGCGGCGCTGACCCACCTGCAGCACGCACGCGGCAAGAACGTGGTGTTCGTGGCCATCCTCGACGAGCGGCTCGATGACTACAACCGCAAGGTGTTCGTGCCGCAGATCGAGGGCAGCAAGACCGCCCTCGAACTGCCCGGCATCGTCGACGAGGTCGTCACGCTGGCCGAGATCAAGGCCGAGGACGGTAGCGCCTACCGCGCGTTCGTCACCCACACCGTCAATCCCTACGGCTACCCGGCCAAAGACCGCAGCGGTCGGCTCGACCTGCTCGAACCGCCCAACTTGCGCGCGCTGATCGCCAAGTGCGCGGGCGCAACCGCCGCGCCAGCCAGCGCCGCCACCCCCAAACACATCGAATCTCAGGAGTAATCGCCATGACCAGCAACTGGAACGACTTCAATGACGCCGAACAGCAGCAAGGCTTCGACCTCATCCCCAAGGGCACGCTGGTACCGGTGCGCATGACCCTCAAACCGGGCGGTTATGACGACCCGTCGCAGGGATGGACGGGCGGCTACGCCACCGAGTCTTTCGAGACCGGCTCGATCTACCTCGCCGCCGAATTCGTGGTCACCGCCGGTGAGCACGCCAAGCGCAAGATGTGGAGCAACATCGGCCTTCACTCCAAGAAGGGGCCGACCTGGGGCCAGATGGGGCGCAGCTTCATTCGCGCCGTGCTCAACAGCGCACGCAACGTTCATCCGCAAGACAACAGCCCGCAGGCCGCCGCCGCGCGGCGCATCCAGGGCTTCCATGAACTGGACGGTATCGAGTTTCTGGCCCGCGTGGACATCGATAAGGACGCCAAGGGCCAGGACCGCAACGTGGTCAAGCTCGCGGTCGAACCCGACCACCCCGAGTACGCCAAGCTCATGGGCGTGCCGCCCAAGGCCAAGACCGGCGGCGGCACCTCGGGCGCTCCGGCACAGGCAGCACCCGCGTATCAGACCTCGGCTACGCAACGCGCACCCGTGACGGGCAAACCGTCGTGGGCGCAGTGAGGGAGGAGGCCATGAACGTATCCATGCTCACTGCCAGCCACTACGGCGTCGTGCATTTCGGCGATCTCGACTGCGAGGCGGTCGTGCTCACCACCGGCGAGCGCGGCTACGTCCAGCGCCAACTGGCGCGTGCCTTGGGTCTGCGGGACAAAAGTCCGGGTACGCAAATCGGCGCCTTGATCCGTGAATTCGCCGCTAACTCCTTGTCAGTATTCGAGAAACAAGGGTACGCAAAGGTGCGCCTGCCGTCCGGTCAGACCGGGACGTTCTTCCCCGCGGGCATCCTGAGCGACGTTGCGCTCGGCATCATCGAGGCCGCGCTGCAAGGGCGTCTGCATGCCAAGCGAAAGCACATCATCCCCAACTGCCAGAAGATTCTCTCAGCGCTGGCCACCACCGGCGAAATTGCGCTGATCGACGAGGCCACCGGCTACCAGCACCACCGCGCACCGGATGCGCTGCAGGAGCTGATCTCCAAGTTGCTGCGCAAATCCTGCGCATCGTGGGAGCGGCGTTTTCACCCGGATTACTACCGCGCCATCTATCGGTTGTTCGGCTGGAAGTACCACGGCCACGACCAGAACCCGCCGCATGTCGTCGGCCAGATCACGCTGCGCTGGGTCTACGGGCCGGTGCTGCCGGAAGACTTGCTGGGCGAGATCCGCAGTCGCAAGGGCATCTCGCAGAAGCACCACCAGTGGCTGTCCGATCAGGGACTCGCACATCTGGAATCGCAGATTCACGCGGTCACGGCGATTGCGCGCAGCTCGATGAGCTATCCCGACTTCAAGCGCCGCTGCGAGGCCGCCTTTGCTGGCGCTGCCCTGCAGTTGGGCCTGCTGCTCGATGAACTCGAGGAGGGGGCGTGAAATGCTGGGTCTGCAAACGACAGGCCCGGGGCTACGGCCACACCGACAACCGCCACGGTGTGGGCGACCCCCGGCGCTATCCCATCGACTGGGTGTTCTGTTCCCGTCGCTGCCAGGAAGCGTTTCACGCGCTGTACGGCAACTGGCTACGGGCCAGGGAAGGTCGCATCGACAAGACGGAGGTCGCCATGATCGATCCGTCTGATGTCGAACTTGCCGCGATGAAGACGTGCCTCAAGGCCTTCGGCGAGGCAGCGGGCGAGATCGGCTTCGCCAAGGCGCTGGGCGATTACTCCGAAGCCGAGGCCCTGCGGGTGATCGACGCCATCGTCACTTGCTGGTCGGACGCAATGGTCGCGCACCACGAGTCAAGCAAGTTTCCGCCCGTGCGGGGCTTGCCGCCCACGCCCGATCCGCTGGCACTCGATGCCGCCAATCCGTTCACGGATCTGGAGGACGACCTGCCCTGGGAAGAACCGAAGGGGAAGAGGCCATGATGGACTTCAATTCCTCATCGAGCATCGCGGGCCAGGTCACCGCCTTGGTCGACGCCGGGTTGCAGCAGGCCCGCGCTCGTCAGTCTGAGCGCCAGTACCTCGGGGCCTCGCGCCTCGGGGTGGCCTGCGAGCGCGCGCTGCAGTTCGAGTACGCCAAGGCGCCCATCGACCACGGACGGGACACCCCGGGCCGGATGCTGCGCATCTTCGAGCGTGGCCATGTCATGGAGGACTGCATGGTCGCGTGGCTGCGGGACGCAGGCTTCGACCTGCGCACGCGCAAGGCGGACGGCGAGCAGTTCGGCTTCTCGGTGGCCGATGGCCGACTGCAGGGCCACATCGACGGCGTCATCGTCGCGGGCCCCGAGGGCTTCGCCTATCCCGCGCTCTGGGAGTGCAAAGCCTTAAGCAACAAGTCCTGGCGCGAGCTGGAGAAAAAGGGCTTGGCCATCGCCAAGCCCATCTATGCCGCGCAAGTGGCGATTTACCAAGCCTATCTCGAACTGCACGAGCATCCGGCGATCTTCACGGCGCTCAACGCCGACACGATGGAGATCTACACCGAGCTCGTGCCCTTTGACGCGGCGCTGGCCCAACGCATGTCGGACCGGGCGGTGAAGGTCATCACGGCGACTGGGGCGGGAGAACTCCTGCCACGCGCCTTCCATGACCCGACCCACTTCGAATGTCGGATGTGCGCGTGGCAAGACCGTTGCTGGAGAGAGCAATGAACCATACCCAATCGCACGTACCTACGGCGGAACCGATGGTAGGGGCGCGCCACGCTGCCCGTCTGCTCAATCTTCCGCCGTACTACTTCACCAAACCTCGGTGCCGCGTCTCGAAGCGGATTCCTCATTACCGGATTGGCCAGATGGTTCGATTCCGGATGTCGGAGCTCCGGGCATGGGCAGTTGCGCAAGGAGACGCTCATGAGTGACTACCGTGTTCGCATCACCGTGCGCAATGCCCGTTTGCTGCGCGCCATTGAGCGGGCGGGTCACAGGCCGGGCGCACCGTTTGCTGCCGCCGTCGGCATCAGCTACTACGGGGCACTGTTGCCCTACCTCAATCTCACACGCTCGCCGCTGACACCGGATGGGTTGTTGCGGGAATGTGCATGGGCCTTGTGCGACTTTCTGAACGCATCCCCCTCCGATCTGTGGTCGGATGCCCAGCTCCGACCACTGGAGACAAACCATTCCAGCGTCGATCTGGATGCAGACAGCGTGCAAGCCCTGGCCTGTGGAACGGCATCTGCCGACCCGCTGCGGCTCGCCAGCCACGCGCAGGCAGGTCGCATCATCCAGGACGCCCTCGATTCGCTGACACCGCGTGAGGCGGATGTGATCCGCGAGCGCTTCTTTGCGGGATCGTCGCTCGACGAAATCGCCGAGAAGATGAAGGTCACGCGCGAGCGCGTCCGTCAGATCGAGGGGAAGGCGCTGCGCAAGTTGCGCCACGAATCTCGCATCCCGCAGGAGCTGGCCGGTGTCGCCGATGTGATCGGAGGTGCTGCCGATGCTTGACTTCAATGACACCCCAAAACCAGTCGAGCCCACGCGCATCCTTGATGACAGCGAACGCGAAGAACTGCGTGCCGAACTGCTCGCGCGTCTTGAATCCGTTCTGATCGCCTTGTTCCCAGCGGGCAAGAAGCGCCGTGGCAAATTCCTGATCGGTGATGTGCTGGGCAGTCCTGGCGATAGCCTCGAGGTGGTGCTCGATGGCGAGAAGGCCGGACTGTGGACGGATCGCGCGACGGGCGATGGCGGCGACATCTTTTCGCTAATCGCCGGGCATTCTGGCCTCAACATCCATACCGAGTTCAGTCTTGTTCTGGGTGCGGCTGCTGATCTGCTCGGTCGCGCCCGCGAGATGCCAGTGCGCCGATCCCGCAAGAAGGACGCGCCGGTGGACGAACTCGGCCCAGCCACCGCCAAGTGGGATTACCTCGATGAGGCGGGCCGTCTCATCGCCGTCGTCTACCGCTACGACCCACCCGGTCGCAAGAAGGAGTTTCGGCCCTGGGATGCCAAGCGGCGCAAGATGACGCCGCCCGAGCCGCGCCCGCTGTACAACCAGCCAGGAATGACCCGTGCCGCGCAAGTGGTGCTGGTCGAGGGCGAGAAGTGCGCGCAGTCGCTGATCGACGCGGGCATCGTGGCCACCACCGCGATGCACGGCGCGAACGCTCCGGTCGACAAGACCGACTGGTCGCCGCTGAAGGACAAGGCCGTGCTGATCTGGCCCGACCGCGACAAGCCGGGCTGGGAGTACGCAGCACAAGCCGCACAGGCGGTGCTGGCAGCAGGCGCAAAGTCCTGCCACATCCTGTATCCGCCCGAGGAGGCGCCGGAGGGTTGGGATGCGGCGGACGCCATCGCCGAAAGCTTCGACGTCGCCACCTTCCTCACTCACGGCCCGCGCCTGCAGATGCACGACGTGGCCGATGTCGACGAACCGGTGGTCGGCAGCGACGAGTCCGTATGGGGTACGGAGGATGCGCTGGCGCTGGCCTTCACCCGCCGCTACCACCGGGATTGGCGCTATGTCGCGGCGTGGGGCCGTTGGCTGGTGTGGGATGGCCAACGCTGGCGCACCGAGGACACGCTGGCCGCCACCGATCTGATCCGCAGTGTCTGCCGCCAGACCGCCGTGCGCGCTGACAACCCCAAGGTCGCGGCCAAGTTGGCCAGCGCCAGTACGGTTGGCGGCGTCGAGCGACTGGCGCGTGCCGACCGCAGGCATGCGGCCACCACCGACGAGTGGGATGCCGATCCGTGGCTGCTCAATACGCCCGGTGGCGTGGTCGATCTCAAAACCGGACGCAAGCGGCCAAATGAGCGCTCTGACCGGATGACCAAGATCACCACGGCCACCCCGGACGGCGAATGTCCGCAGTGGATGGCATTCCTGGCCGACATCACGGGCGGCGATGTTGATCTGCAGTCGTATTTGCAGCGCATGGTCGGCTACTGCCTGACAGGGGTCACCAGCGCGCACGCCTTGTTCTTCCTGTACGGCACCGGTGCCAACGGCAAGAGCGTATTCGCCAACGTCATCAGCACCATCCTCGGCGACTACGCCGCCACCGCCTCGATGGACACCTTCGTCGAAACCCGTGGAGACCGCCATCCGACCGATCTGGCAGGCCTGCGTGGCGCGCGTTTCGTGACCGCCATCGAAACCGAGCAAGGCCGTCGCCTGAACGAATCCAAGGTCAAGGCCATCACGGGCGGAGACAAGATTTCTGCGCGCTTCATGCACAAGGACTTTTTCGAGTACACGCCGCAGTTCAAACCGGTGATCGTGGGCAACCACAAGCCCGCCATCCGCAACATCGACGAGGCAATAAAACGGCGGATGCACCTGATTCCTTTCACGGTGACGATTCCACCTGAGCGGCGCGATCCGCGTTTGACGGAAAAGCTGCTGGCCGAACGGGACGGCATCCTCGCATGGGCCGTGGCCGGGTGTCTTGCGTGGCAGCGCGAAGGCTTGAAGCCACCCGCCAGCGTTGTGTCGGCAACCGAGGAGTATTTCGAGGCCGAGGACGCGCTGGGCCGCTGGATTGACGAGCGCTGTGTGCGGGAGGCCAACGCCAAGTCACTGACTGCAGAGCTGTTCACGGATTGGAAGCAGTGGGCCGAGGCATCGGGCGAGTTCATCGGCTCGCAGCGACGTTTCTCCGATCTGCTGATCACCCGCGGACTCGAGAAGTGGCGCAACAGCATGGGCGTGCGCGGATTCCGGGGCATTGGCCTCAAGCATCCGCCGATGCCTGCCTATACGCCCTATGCGGACGACTGACTCCTATGAAAACCATGCTGCCTGACACAACCGACACATTTGCACTAAATCACGCTACACGCGTGCGCGCGCACGTGTAGAGAAGTTATGTGCGACTGCGCCAGTTGCGTCAGATCGGCAAGAAACCGGGACTGACTTTATGACCACGACCCTCCTTGCCCTCGATCTGGGCACTACCACCGGCTGGGCGCTGCGTGGACCCGACGGCCACATCACGAGCGGCTCCGAGAGCTTCCGGCCGCAACGCTTCGAAGGCGGTGGCATGCGCTATCTCAGGTTCAAACGCTGGCTCACCGAGATCAAGCAATCCTGCGACGGCATCGACTGCCTGCACTTCGAAGAAGTGCGCCGCCACGTCTCGACCGACGCCGCTCACGCATATGGCGGGTTTCTGGCCACGCTTACCGCCTGGTGCGAGCACCACGGCATCGCCTACCAGGGCGTACCGGTGGGCACGATCAAGAAGCACGCCACCGGCAAAGGCAACGCCAGCAAGGACGAGATGATGGCGTCCGTCCTTACCCGCGGTCACAGCCCCGCCGACGACAACGAGGCCGATGCGCTGGCCCTACTGTACTGGGCTATCGAACACCACGACTTCGAGCAGGAGGCGTGATATGGCGCGTAACGACTGGACGATCGAGGACGTGGCAGCCCGCTTCGAAGAGGCCGCCAGCACTGGGCGACGCCTGCCCCCGGTGCGGGTACAAGGCTATTTCAACACTTGGCCGGCCTTCGTCCGCCAAGAGTGGGAGGCATTCGCAGCTGACGAGAAGGTCTACCGCGCGTTCCCACCGAGCCCCGAGGCCATCGACCGGATGCTGGAGACGATGCGCTGGGTGCAGTGGCTGGAAGTCGAGCAGCGCCACCTGGTGTGGATGCGGGCCAAGCGCTACGGCTGGCGCGACATCACGATCCGCTTCGCCTGCGACCGCACTACGGCGTGGCGGCGCTGGCAGAAGGCCTTGCAGACAGTGGCCGACCATCTCAACCGCCGCGTCGTCAAAGGATCGTGTTTGAACGCGAATGGGCGTGGATAAGCTGTCATACGCTGTCATCGGCAACCAGCATCGGTTTTTGCCCCTGCAACAAAGCAAGCCGATCAGGGGTAGTATTTCAGCTATCTTCTGGACAGCAGTGACGGTTGAGGGGACGGCCCAAGGCAAAAGGGGTCCTTCTTGCCGAAAGTCCCATGCGGGGGGCGCGAGCGCGGCATCGCCCTAGCGTCAGGGCGCCAAGCAGGTTACCACCCGGCCAGGTTACCGGCCCCGGTTACCACCCCGCAGAACGGTGACCGCTCCACCCGAACCCGAACTCACATGACCCGCCTGGCGGCAACGCCCGGCGGGTTTTGCTTTTGGACTTCTCCCTTGAACACCCTGCACGTCGAGTACCGCCAGGTCGAGGCGCTGATCCCCTACGCGCGCAACCCGCGCACGCATAGCGATGCGCAGATCGCCAAGATCGCCGCTTCCATCGCGGAGTTCGGCTTCACCAACCCGATCCTGGTCGATGGCGCAAGCGGCGTCATCGCCGGGCATGGGCGCTTGGCCGCGGCGCGCCGGCTCGGGCTCGAGCAGGTGCCGGTGATCGAACTCGCGCACCTCACTCCGGCGCAAAAGCGCGCTCTCGTTCTGGCGGACAACCGCCTGGCGCTCGATGCGGGCTGGGATGAGGAACTGCTGGCGCTGGAACTGGCCGAACTCGCCGAGGCCGGCTACGACCTGGCGCTCACCGGGTTCGACGGATCCGAGATCGAAGCGATGCTCGCCGAGGCGGCAGTCGATGCCGCGCAGGAACCCGCGACCGAGGAGACGGACACCGCCGACGACGTGCCCGAGGCCCCGACTGTGCCGGTTGCCCGCACCGGCGACCTCTGGGTGCTCGGCCAGCACCGCCTCATCTGCGGCGATGCCACCGACCGGAGCGTGGTGGCCGCGCTGATGCAGGGCGAAACGGCTGCCTTGTGCTTCACCTCGCCGCCCTACGGCAACCAGCGCGACTACACCACCGGCGGCATTGCCGATTGGGACGGCCTGATGCGTGGCGTCTTCGCCCATCTGCCCATGGCCGAAAGCGGTCAGGTGCTGGTCAACTTGGGCCTGATCCACCGCGACAACGAAGTGATCCCGTACTGGGACGGGTGGATGGCCTGGATGCGCCAGCAAGGCTGGCGGCGCTTCGCGTGGTACGTCTGGGATCAAGGTCCGGGGATGCCCGGCGACTGGCAGGGGCGGCTGGCGCCTGCCTTCGAGTTCGTCTTTCACTTCAACCGAGAAAGCCGCAAACCGAACAAGATCGTGCCGTGCAAGTTCGCCGGGCAAGAGACCCACCTGCGCGCCGATGGATCATCGACGGCGATGCGCGGCAAAGACGGCGAAGTGGGCGGCTGGACCCATGCCGGCCAGCCCACGCAGGACACTCGCATCCCCGACTCGGTGATTCGCCTGATGCGCCACAAGGGCAGGATCGGCCAGGGCATCGACCACCCGGCGGTGTTCCCGGTGGCGTTGCCGCAGTTCGTGATCGAGGCCTACACGGATCCCGGCGATCTCGTGTTCGAACCCTTCGGCGGCAGCGGCACGACCATGCTGGCCGCCGAGCGCACCGGCCGGATCTGCCGCAGCGTGGAGATCGCGCCGGAGTACGTGGACGTGGCCATCGAGCGCTTCCGGCAGAACCACCCTGGCGTGCCGGTGACGCTGGCCGCCACCGGCCAATCCTTCGAGGAGGTGGCGACCGAGCGGCGGGCAACGGAGGGCGTTGCGGCATGAGTGCGTCGTGGCTGGCCGAGCGGATCGAGCACTGGCCGATCGCCAAGTTGCTGCCCTACGTCCGCAACGCCCGCACCCACTCCGAGGAGCAGGTGGCGCAGATCGCCGCCAGCATCGCGGAGTTCGGCTTCACCAACCCGATCCTGGTAGGCAGCGACGGGGTGATCGTCGCCGGACACGGGCGGCTGGCGGCCGCCCGCAAGCTCGGGCTGGAGCGGGTGCCGGTGGTCGTGCTCGACCATCTCACGCCGACCCAGCGCCGGGCGCTCGTGATCGCCGACAACCGCATCGCGGTGAACGCCGGCTGGGACGAGCAACTGCTGCGCATCGAGCTGCAAGACCTGCAGGCCGAGGGCTTCGATCTGGACCTGACCGGCTTCGACGCCGACGCGCTGGCCGAACTGCTCGCGGGCGACGAGCCAGAGCACATCGGCCAGACCGACGAGGACGCGGCACCCGAGGTGCCGGACACCCCGGTGTCCCGCCCTGGCGACGTTTGGGTCTGTGGGCATCATCGGGTGCTCTGCGGTGATGCCACCGAGCCGCAAGCCTACGCCACGGTGCTGGGCGACGAGATCGCGGACATGGTCTTCACCGACCCGCCGTACAACGTGAACTACGCGAACTCAGCGAAAGACAAGCTGCGCGGCAAGGACCGCGCCATCCTCAACGACAACCTGGGAGATGGCTTCCGCGACTTCCTGCTGGCGGCCTTGAGGCCCACCATCGCCCACTGTCGAGGGGCGATCTACGTGGCCATATCCTCCAGCGAGCTGGATGTGCTGCAATCGGCCTTCCGGGCTGCCGGCGGCCACTGGTCCACCTTCATCATCTGGGCCAAGCACACCTTCACGCTGGGCCGCTCCGACTACCAGCGCCAGTACGAGCCGATCCTCTACGGCTGGCCGGAAGGAGCGAATCGCCACTGGTGCGGCGACCGCGACCAGAGCGACGTGTGGCACTTCAACAAGCCGCAGAAGAACGACCTGCACCCGACGATGAAGCCGGTGGAGTTGGTCGAGCGGGCGATCCGCAACTCCAGCCGCCCGGGGAATGTCGTGCTCGATCCGTTCGGAGGCTCGGGCACCACGCTGATCGCAGCAGAAAAGTCCGGCCGCATCGCGCGGCTGATCGAGCTCGATCCCAAGTACGTGGATGTGATCGTGCGCCGCTGGCAGGACTGGACGGGCCAGCAGGCCACCCGCGAGGCGGATGGCGTGGCGTTCGATCAGGCGGCGTCCTGCTCGATGATCCTGTAGACGCGCTCGCTGCCCTGGGGTTTCTCGGAGACGATGGTCAGGCCCAGCTTCTTCTTCAGCGCCCCGGCCAGGGCGCCGCGCACGGTGTGCGCCTGCCAGCTGGTGGCTTCCATGATCTGGCGGATCGTGGCGCCCCCAGGACGCCGCAGCATCGCGATCACCTGCGCCTGCTTGCTGTCGGCACGGGTGCGACGCGGCGCATCGTCCTTGGCCTGCGTCCACGTGGCTTCGGCAGCAGTCACGGCCGCCTTCAGTTCGGGATCGCTCGCGGCGGTTGCTTGCTCCGCGTTGGCGATGATCCGATCGAGCTGGGCTTCGAACGAGCCCACGCGCGGTGTCTTCGCGCCCGGGCGTGGCAGCCCCAGGACGGCGTAGCCCTCGGCGGCGACGAACCAGTCGATCCCCGCGGGGGCGATCAGGGCACGGTTGGCAAGGCCTTCCAGCACCTTCTGGCGCGCGCCGCCCTTGATGTGCTCGGGGAACCAGTCGATCTTGCCGCCGCTGTGCTCGATGGCGTAGGCCAGGATGGCGTGCTGGGTGGGTGTCAGGGCGATGGTGGTCATGGGCTTGCTCCTTCGCAGGGGTGGATCGGGTGACGGGATGAACGCGCTGTTCGGGGCCCAAGCCAAGCGTTTCGGCTTGGCATGGGCCTTTCGCAATCAGCGGTTGGCCTCATCCGGCGACTTGGCACGGCGACCTTGTTCGAGTCCCGCGCTGAAGGCCGCCTCCAGCGCGGCGCGGATGTTCCACACCGCCAGGTCGTGGAAATCCAGGCTGTCCGAGTGGCGGGTTTGCAAGGTCTCGATGCCGAGATGCTGCTGGGCGATCTGGGTCAGGAGGGCGTCGATGGGGCGCATGGTGGGTTCCTTTCGGGGGTGGTTGGCGCGATGGAATGAACGCGCTGTTCGGCAGTGAAGCCAAGCGCTTTCTGCTTGGCTTCACGCGGTGAGTCAGGCCTTGCGCAGCACCGCGATGCCGGCTTGCGCGAGTTCCAAGGCCGCGGCATGGAACGCCATCTCGCCGATCCAGGGGGCGGCGCGGGCGTCGTCGAGCAACTGGTCGATGACCGGCCTGGCCTTGGCGCGCATCGCCGCACAGGCGGCCTCCAGGTCGTCGCGGCTGGCGGCCGCCACCTCGGTGCGGCAGCTGCGCACCAGGACGGTCAGCGCCGCTTCGGCCAGCTTCGTGGCCAGGGTATCGAGAGTGTTGGCGTTCATCGGGGATCCTTTCGATGGTGGGTTGGCGTGACGTGATGAACGCGCTGTGGCCGAGGAAAGCCAAGCTCGATCTGCAAAGAAACGAACAGATGTTGGAAGACGGCGACGATGGGACTGTCGATACGCGCCTACGCGCGCCACCGGGGCGTGTCGCACGTGGCCGTGAAAAAGGCCATCGACACCGGGCGCATCACGCCGCTTGCCGACGGCACGATCGACCCCGAGACGGCCGACGCGCAGTGGGCGCGCAACACCGTGCAGCCGCGCCGCGCCCCTGAGCAAAACATCCCGACCTCTCCGAGAGGGCAGGCCCGGCCCGAGCGCCAGATCCCCGACCCCGTCCCCCCGCCGTTGCCCAGCGGCGGCACGTCGCTGCTGCAGGCGCGCACGGTCAACGAGGTGCTCAAGGCCCAGCTCCACAAGGTCGAGCTGGCGCAGCGCAAGGGCGAGCTCGTCGACCGCGCGCAGGCGGTGGCGCATGTGTTCAAGCTCGCGCGCACCGAGCGCGACGCGTGGCTGAACTGGCCGGCGCGCATCTCGGCGCAGATGGCCGCACGGCTTGGCGTCGAGCCCCACGCGCTGCACGTGGCGCTCGATGCGGCCGTGCGCGAGCACCTGCAGGAACTGGGCGAACTGCGGCCACGCGTGGACTGACGATGATCGACTACGACGGCGCCGACGCGATCGAGCGCGCCTGGCGCGAAGGACTCACCCCCGATCCGCCGCTGACCGTCTCCGAGTGGGCCGACCGCCACCGGGTGCTGTCCAGCAAGGCCTCGAGCGAGCCGGGGCGCTGGCGCACGAGCCGCACGCCTTACTTGCGCGAGATCATGGATTGCCTGTCGCCCAGCTCGCCCATCGAGCGGGTGGTGTTCATGAAGGCCGCGCAGCTGGGCGCCACCGAAATGGGCAGCAACTGGATCGGCTACGTGATCCACCACGCACCCGGGCCGATGATGGCGGTATGGCCCACGGTGGAGATGGCCAAGCGCGCCTCCAAGCAGCGCATCGACCCGCTGATCGAGGAGTCGCCGGTGCTCTCCGAACTCATCGCCCCGGCGAGGAGCCGGGATTCGGGCAACACGATCCTGGCCAAGGAGTTTCGCGGCGGTGTGCTGGTGATGACCGGCGCCAACAGCGCGGTGGGCCTGCGCTCGATGCCGGTGCGCTATCTCTTCCTCGACGAGGTGGACGGCTATCCGCTCGACGTCGAAGGAGAAGGCGATGCGATCTCGCTGGCGGAAGCCCGCACCCGCACCTTCGCGCGGCGCAAGATCTTCATCGTCTCGACGCCCACCATCGCGGGGGCCTCGGCCATCGAACGCGAGTACGAGGCCAGCGACCAGCGCCGCTACTTCGTGCCCTGTCCGCACTGCGGCCACCGGCAATGGTTGCGTTTCGATCGGCTGCGCTGGGAGAAGGGCCGCCCGGAGACGGCGGCCTACGTCTGCGAATCCTGCGAGGCGCCCATTGCCGAGCACCACAAGACCTGGATGCTCGAGCACGGCCAGTGGCGCGCGACGGCGCAGGGCAAGACGGCGGGCTTTCACCTCTCGTCGCTGTACAGCCCGCTGGGCTGGCGCACCTGGCGCGACATCGCCGCGGCCTGGGAGGCGGCGATCGGCAAGGAAACCGGGTCGAGCGCCGCGATCAAGACCTTCAAGAACACCGAACTGGGTGAGACCTGGGTCGAGGAAGGCGAGGCGCCGGATTGGCAGCGCCTGCTCGAGCGCCGGGAGGACTACCCTCTGGGCCGGGTGCCGGCGGGCGGCCTGCTGCTGGTGGGCGGCGCCGACGTGCAGAAGGATCGCATCGAGGCCTCGATCTGGGCCTTCGGGCGTGGCAAGGAGGCCTGGCTCATCGAGCACCGGGTGCTGATGGGCGATACGGCCCGCGATGCGGTGTGGCAGCGCCTGGCCGAGCTGGTCGCCGAGACCTGGACCCACGCCTCGGGCGCCGCGATGCCGCTGGCCCGCTTCGCGCTGGATACCGGCTTTGCGACCCAGGAGGCCTACGCCTTCGTGCGCGCCTGCCGCGATGCGCGCGTGATGGCGGTCAAGGGGGTGTCGCGCGGAGCAGCCCTGATTGGCACGCCCACCGCGGTGGACGTCTCGCTCGCCGGCAAGAAGCTGCGCCGGGGCATCAAGGTGTATTCGGTGGCGGTAGGGCTGGCCAAGCTGGAGCTCTACAACAACCTGCGGAAGATGCCTGAGGTGGCCGAGGACGGCGCGACCCCGGTCTATCCGGCCGGATACGTCCACCTGCCCAAGATCGACGCCGAGTTCATCCAGCAGCTGTGCGCCGAGCAACTCGTCACCCGCCGCGACCGCAACGGCTACCCGGTGCGCGAGTGGCAGAAGATGCGCGAGCGCAACGAAGCCTTGGACTGCTACGTGTATGCCCGCGCGGCGGCCAGTGCCGCGGGGCTGGATCGTTTCGAGGAACGCCACTGGCGCGAACTGGAGCGGCAACTGGGGCTGCCGCCGCCCGGCGAGTCCATGCCGTCGAACGAAATGCCCATCGAACGACCTCCCGAGGCCACCAATCGAGGTGGCATCAAGGTTTCTGCAACCCGCCACCCCGGCCGGCGTGTGATCCGCAGCCCCTGGCTGCGCTGATTCCCGCCGGCCGATCTGACGCCGCAAGGAGAACCCATGAGTCTGGCCACCCGCCTCGAAAGCCTGGTCATCCGCGTCGCGCAGGAGTTCAACGACGTCCGCGCCAAGGCCGGGAATCTCGCCAACCTCACCACCACCGACAAATCCAGCCTGGTGGCGGCCATCAACGAGCTCAAGGCCGCGGTGCTGGCATCGGGCGCGATCGACGACAGCCAGGTCGCCACCACCAGCACCTATTCGTCGAGCAAGATCGTCACGCTGCTCGATGCGCTCAAGGCCGAGATCCTGGGCGGCGCGGACGCCGCCTACGACACCTTGCTGGAGATCCAGCAGCTGCTGCAAAACGGCACCAGCGGCCTGGATGCCTTACTGGCGGCGGTCAACAACCGGGTGCGCTTCGACGCGGCGCAAACGCTGACCGCGGCCGAAGCCGCGCAGGCGCGCAGCAACATCGGCGCGGTGGCCGCCAGCGAGGTGGGCGACACCGACACCGACTTCGTCGCCGTGTTCGAAGGGGCGCTGCTCTGATGAGCCTGGCCGCGCGCATCGCCGCCTTGGCCAGCCGCATTGGGATCGAGGTCCAGACCAAGATCGATGCCGGCCATCCGGGGCTGGCGCGGGCCTGGGTGTGCTTCGGTTGGGTCGGCAACCAGATCGTCGTGCGCGCCGCGCACAACGTGGCCGCGGTGACCCGCACCGCAGCCGGCCGCTACCGCGTGAGCTTTGCCACACCGATGCCGGATGCGAACTACTGCTGGGTGGGTGTGGCCCGCAGCAACACCAACACGGGCACGCAGCGGCTGCTGATCGTGCGCTCGACCTTGGATGAGAAGACGCCGACGCACGTCGATGTGGGCTGCGCGACCACCGCGGCGTCCTTCGCCGACTCCACCGAAATCAACCTCGTGGTCTACCGCTGATGGCCTATACCCAAGCCCATCTCGAAGCCTTGGAAGCGGCGCTGGCCAAAGGCGAAAAACGCGTGACCTTCGGCGACAAGACCGTCGAGTACCGCAGTGTCGAGGAACTGCAGGCTGCGATCGCGGCGGTCAAGCGCGACCTGTTCGAGCAGGCGGCTGCCACGGGACTGTGGCCCGGCGCGCCGCGGCAGATCCGCATCACCACGAGCAAGGGGTTCTGATGGCCTGGTACGCGAAGATCCGCAGTCTGTTTGGCGGGCCGCCGGTGCACGAGGCCGCCGGCCGTGGCCGTCGCTCCTTGGCGTGGATGCCCGGTAACCCCGGCGCGGTGGCGGCGATGCTGGCCACGAGCGCCGAACTGCGCACCAAGAGCCGCGACCTGGTGCGGCGCAACGCCTGGGCCAATGCCGGTATCGAGGCGTTCGTCGCCAACGCGGTGGGCACTGGCATCAAACCGCAGTCGATGGCCGAGGATGAAGCCTTCCGCGCCGACGTGCAGGCACTGTGGCGCGACTGGACGGAGGTGGCCGACACCACCGGGCAGACCGACTTCTACGGCCTGCAGGCGCTCGCCTGCCGGGCCATGCTCGAGGGGGGCGAGTGCCTGATTCGCCTGCGCTGGCGGCGTCCTGAGGACGGCCTGATCGTGCCGCTGCAATTGCAGCTTCTCGAAGCCGAGCATCTGCCGCTGCATCTCAACACGGAGCTGCCCTCGGGCAACGTCGTGCGCGCCGGCATCGAGTTCGACAGCCTGGGGCGGCGCGTGGCCTACCACCTGTATCGCTCCCACCCCGAAGATGGGCGGCTTGCGCCCATGTCGGGCCAGGGCGGGCAGGAGACGGTGCGAGTTCCGGCAACCGAGATCATGCACCTCTACCGGGTGCTGCGCCCTGGCCAGATCCGCGGCGAGCCGTGGCTCGCGCGCGCGCTGGTCAAGCTCAACGAGCTGGACCAGTACGACGACGCCGAACTCGTGCGCAAGAAAACCGCGGCCATGTTCGCCGGCTTCATCACGCGGCTTGCTCCCGAGGACAACCTGATGGGCGAAGGCGTGGCCAACGATGCCGGCATCGCGCTGGCGGGGATGGAGCCTGGAACCTTGCAGATTCTGGAGCCGGGCGAGGACGTGAAGTTCTCCGATCCGGCCGACGTGGGCGGCAGCTACGGCGAATTCCTGCGCGCGCAGTTTCGCGCGGTCGCCGCGGCCATCGGCGTGACCTACGAGCAATTGACCGGAGACCTCTCCGGCGTGAACTACTCCTCCATCCGTGCCGGGATGCTGGAATTCCGCCGCCGCATCGAGGCGATCCAGCACGGCGTGCTGGTGCACCAGTTGTGCCGCCCGGTGTGGAACGCCTGGCTCGATCAGGCCGTGCTGGCCGGCGGCCTCACGGCACCCGGCTACGCCCGGCGTCGGCGAGAGTACCTGGCCTGCAAATGGATTCCCCAGGGCTGGCAGTGGGTCGACCCCGAGAAAGAGTTCAAGGCGATGCTGCTGGCGATTCGGGCGGGCCTCATGAGCCGCTCGGAAGCGATCTCGGCCTTTGGCTACGACGCCGAGGATGTCGACCGCGAGATCGCCGCCGACAACCAGCGTGCCGATGACCTCGGCCTGATCTTCGACTCCGATCCGCGCCGCACGACCAAGGGCGGCGGCAGCGCCGAGTCCAACGCACAGGCCGCCGATAGCCCTGCGCCGGCCGCCTGAAGGAACCCGCATGATCCCGTTGCCGCATCTGGCGGCGCGTCTGTTTGGCGCGCCGCTGCTGATCCATCGCCCGAAACTTGAGGTCATCCTGGCCGTGCTGGGGCCGCGCATCGGTTTGGCGGATAGAGGAGCGCCGCTACCGCCACCCGCTCTGCGCAGCCAGCCTGCCGCCAAGGCGGGCATCGCCGTCTTGCCGATCCACGGCACGTTGGTGCGGCGCACTGGCGGGCTGGAAGCCGCTTCGGGGCTGACCAGCTACCAGGACATCGCCGCGCAGCTGGATGCGGCGATCGCCGACCCGGAAGTTGCGGCCATCGTGCTCGATATCGACTCACCCGGCGGCGAGTCCGGTGGTGTGTTCGACCTGGCCGACCGCGTGCGTGCGGCTGCGCAGATCAAGCCAGTCTGGGCGCTGGCCAACGATATGGCCTACTCGGCGGCCTACGCCATCGGCTCGGCCGCCAGCCGCCTCATGGTCACCCGCACCGCAGGCGTTGGCTCGATTGGCGTCATCGCCATGCACGCGGATCAGTCAGTGCGCGATGCCCAGGACGGCATCCGGTACACGACCGTGTTCGCCGGCGCGCGCAAGAACGATCTCAACCCGCACGAGCCGATCTCGGACGAAGCCCACGCCTTGCTCAAGCGCGAGGTGGATCGGATCTACGGCCTGTTCGTCGACACCGTGGCCCGCCATCGCGGCCTGAGCACGGACGCGGTGCGTGCCACCGAAGCCGGCGTGTTCTTCGGACAGGACGCCGTTGCGGCAGGGCTGGCCGATGCCGTCGGCAGCTTCGACGACCTGCTGACCGATTTGACCGCGGCACTTTCACCGCCGGCGACGCGTGCCATCGCGCCGCCGGGACGCCTTCACCCACCACGACTGGAGCCTCTCATGAATGAACCCGGAACCCTTGCTGATCCTGGGCTTGGCGCTGATCCTGAGCGCGCTGCTGGCGCGCATGCGCCGATGACCATCGAGGACGCACAGGAGATCGCCGAGCTGTGCGCGCTGGCGGGCTGCCCCGAGCGCATTGCCGCTTACCTCGCCGCACGCACGCCACCCGCCCTGGTGCGCAGCCAGCTGCTGGCTGTCCGCGCCAGCGGGCAGGAGATCAACAGCCACATCGCGCCGGATGCGGCCAAGCCGAATCCTCCATCCCTCCACGACAACCCCCTGGTGCAGGCGGCCCGCGCCCGCGCCGGCAAGGAGAAGTGACATGCCCGCCATCACCGAAGGACTGAATCTCGGCGATCTTCTGAAGTACGAAGCGCCCAATCTCTATTCCCGCGACCAGGTCACGGTCGGCGCGGGCCAGAACCTGCCCCTGGGTGCGGTCGTGGGCTTGGTCACCGCCACCGGTAAGGCCAAGAGACTCGACCCATCGGCCACCGATGGCAGCCAGGTGGCCGCCGGCGTGCTGATGCAAGACGTAGACGCCACGCTCATCGACCGCGAGGACGGCCTGATGCTGGCCCGCCACGCCATCGTCGCCGATCACGCCCTGGTGTGGCCCGCCGCCATCACCGCCTCGGAAAAGCAGGCTGCCATCGCGCAGCTCAAGAGCCTGGGCATCCTCGTGCGCAAAGGAGTCTGACGATGAACAACCCCTTCGAGAACCCCGCCTTCTCGATGTCGGCGCTGACCGCCGCCATCAACATCCTGCCCAACAACTACGGCCGCCTGGAAGAGATGGGTCTGTTCCCAGCCAAGCCGGTGCGCTTCCGCTCGGTCGCCGTGGAGGAGAAGAACGGCGTGCTCACCCTGCTGCCGACGATGCCGGTGGGCTCGCCCGGCACGGTGGCCAAGCGCGGCAAGCGCAAGCTGCGCTCGTTCGGCATTCCGCACATCCCGCACGACGACGTGGTGCTGCCCGAGGAAGTGCAGGGCATCCGCGCCTTCGGTTCGGAGACCGAGGTGCAGACCGTGGCGGCGGTGATGGCCGAGCACCTGCAGGCAATGCGCAACAAGCACGCCATCACCCTGGAGCATCTGCGCATGGGCGCCTTGAAAGGCAGCATCCTCGATGCCGACGGCACCGAGCTCTACAACCTGTTCGACTTGTTCGAGATCTCGCCCAAGGTCATCAACTTTCAGCTCGGCAACCCGGGCACCGACGTCAAGAAGAAGTGTCTCGAGCTCAAGCGCTACATGGAAAAGAACCTCATGGGCGAGCGCATGACCGGCATCCACTGCCTGGTGTCCGAGGAGTTCTTCGATGCGCTGACCAGCCATGAGAAGGTCGTCGCCGCCTACGACCGCTGGCAGGACAGCCTGGCCCTGCGCTCGGACATGCGCGCGGGCTTTACCTTCGCTGGCATCACCTTCGAGGAATATTCGGGCGAGGCCAGCGACGGCGACACCACGCGCCGCTTCATCGCCGCCGGCGAGGGCCATGCCTTCCCGCTGGGCACGGTGGACACCTTCGCCACCTACTTCGCGCCGGCCGACTTCAACGAGACGGCCAACACGCTGGGCCAGCCGCTGTACGCCAAGCAGGAGCCGCGCAAGTTCGACCGCGGCACCGACATCCACACCCAGTCCAACCCACTGCCGATGTGCCATCGCCCGGCCGTGTTGGTGAAGGTGCTGGCGTCCTGATGGACGTTGAAACGCTGTACGAAGCGGCCCGCAATGCCGGACTGCTGACTGCCGTCACGGTCGCGGGCACCACGGTGCATTGCGCCTTCCGCGCCCCGGACGAGACGGTGCTCGACGGGCTGGCACTGTCGCGGGACTACCAGATCGACTACCCGGCGTCTTGGATGACGCTGGCCGTCGGGGACACGGTCGAGGTGGCGGGCAGCAGCTATCAGGTGCGCGACGTGCGCGCCATCGGCGACGGCGCCGAGCATCGCGCCTTTCTCTCCCAGCTCTGAGGAATGCCCCATGAACTCCATCCGCGAGCGCCTCTTGCGGGAGGTCGTCGCACGCTTGTCATCGGCGATTGCACCGATCCCGGTGCTGCGCATGCCGGCCGTGCCGGTTACCCGCGAGGCCAGTCCGGCGCTGCTGCTGTTCGTCGAGAGCGACAGCATCACGGCCCACGCCAACCATCTCGTCGACCGGCAGCTGTCTGTCCGGCTTGCCGTGGTGGCGCGCGGCGCGGATGCCTTCGACGTGGCCGACCGGCTGCTCACCGCGGCGCACGCGGCCATGCTCGCCGACCCGAATCTGGGCGGTTTGGCCATCGCCGTGCGCGAGATCGACTGCGAATGGGAGTTCGACGAAGCCGACGCCGGGGCCGTCGCGCTGCCCGCCCGTTACGAAATCCGCTACCGCACCCACGCCCTCGACCTCACCCAAACAGGATGAACCCCTTATGCCAAATCTCTCCATCGAGCTACTGAAACCCCATACCCACGCAGGCAAGCGCCTCGCTGTGGGTGAGCGCCTCGACATCCACGAGGCCAGCGCCCGCTGGCTGATCGCCCAGGGCGTGGCCCGGCTCGTCACGCCGGAGTCCTCGACCCCATCCCTCAAACCCTCGCGCCGTGACGGTTCCGCCGTCGGGGCCCCGTCCACGCACACCCCCACGGGAGACTGACCATGGCCTACTTCTCCGGACAGGGACGCGTCTACATCGGCGCGCGCGACTCGGCCGGCAATCCGGCGGGGCTGACCTTCGTCGGCAACGTGCCGGAACTGAAGGTGTCGCTGTCGGTGGACACCATCGAGCACCAGGAGGCGCAGTCCGGCCAGCGCCTGACCGACCTGCAACTGATCAAGACCAAGAAGGGCGAGTTCGCCTGCACGCTGGAAGAACTCATCCCGACCAACCTGGCGCTGGCGCTCTACGGGCACAGCACCCAGGTCACGCCGGGCACGGTCACCGGCGAAGCCTTGCCCAACCCGGTCACGCCGGGGCATCTCTATCCGCTCGCGATGCAAAACGTCTCGGCGGTGCAGGTCCAGGACTCGGACAGCCCGCCCAAGACGCTGCCGGCCAGCCAGTACACCGTCAACGCCAAGCACGGCTCGCTGGTGATCCTGGATGCCACCACCGGCGGCCCGTACACCGAGCCCTTCACGGTGGACTACGCGTTCGGGGCGGCCAGCCACACGGCCATGTTCACGCAAGCTTTGCCCGAGCGCTGGATCCGCTTCGAGGGCCTCAACACCGCCGACGGCAACCGCGAGGTGGTGATCGACCTCTATCGCGTGGCCATCAATCCGGCCAAGGATCTGTCCATCATCACCGACGAGCTGCTCAAGTTCGAACTCTCCGGCCAGGTGCTGGCGGACCTCACCAAGCCGGTCGGCGGCGATCTCGGCCAGTTCGGCCGCCTGGTGCTCCTGTAAGAGGAAGGCGATGACCCACACGAGCCCCGACTTCCAAACCTTCCCGCCCGTGCCCAGGGTGGTGACAGTGGCCGGCACCGCGCTGGAACTGACGCCGATCCGGCTGGGCGAGTTGCCGCGCCTCCTCGCGGCGGTGCGGCCCCTCGCCGCCGATCTCTCGGCCGAGCCGGACTGGTTCGACCTCTTGGCCCGACATGGCGAGGCCGTGCTGGAGCTGCTGGCCATCACCACCCGGCGCGAGCGGGCGTGGGTGAACGATCTGTCGCTGGAGGATGCCGTGACGCTCGCGGCAGCCGTGTTCGAGGTGAACGCGGATTTTTTCGTGGGGCGGGTGGTGCCGGCGATCCAGGGCGCGGCGCAGCATCTGGCGCCGATCCTGGAGCAGATGCAGGCTGGGACCAGGCGGTTGCCCGCCTGATCCGCGCCGGGCACCGGCTCGATGAGGTGATGCGCTACACGCTGCCGCAGGCGCGGGCCTTGCTGGAGGCCGATGCACGGATCGAGCGGCAGCACCTCGCCCTGCGGCTGGCCTTGCACGCGGTGGCGGCCCAGGGCGACCGGGCGGCCATCGAGCGGCTGCAACGCGAGTTGTGGGAGGACGTGAGGCCATGAAACTGACTCTCACCACCTCCGGACTGCTCGATCCGAGGCGGCTCTCGGCCTGGAGCGCCGAACGCCGGCGGGCGATCCACGCGGCGGTGGCCAAAGGGATGGCCGCAGGCGGCCGCGAGGTGCGCGAGGCCGCCCGCGCCCAGATGCGCAGCGCCTTCCAGGTCCGGCGTGCGAACTTCGTCGCCTCGCTGCAGGCCAAGGTGTTCAACCGCAAGCCCGATCGCCTGCCCGCGCTGTGGGTGGGCAGCCGCATCCCCTGGCTGGGTATCCACGAACGCGGCGGCACGGTGGCGGGCCGGATGCTGATCCCGCTGCTGCCCACCCGCATCGGCCCCAAGCGTTTCAAGGCCGTGATCGACAGCCTGATGCGTTCGGGCAACGCCTTCTTCGTCGAGAAGAACGGTCGCGTGCTGCTGATGGCCGAAAACATCCGCGAGAACGCCAACGTGCTCGGGCGGTTCAAGCGTGCCGAGCGCGAGCGCAGCGGCGTCAAGCGCCTGCAGCGCGGCCAGGAGATCCCCATCGCCGTGCTGGTGCGGCGGGTGGAGTTGAAGCGCCGGTTCGACCTTGGCGCTGCCGTGCAACCCGCCTTGTCGGGCTTGGCGCGGGCGATTCAACGGGAACTGGACCAGGCCTGATGGCAAACAACCGCGCCCAAATCCTCATCCGCGCCGTCGACGAGACGCGCGGCGCCTTCGACTCGGTCAAGCGGAGCCTGGGCGGCCTGGCCGATGCCGCCCGCAGCGTCAACGGCGTGCTCGCCGGGCTCGGGGTGGCCCTGTCGGCCGCGGGTCTCGGGGCCATGGTCAAGTCGGCGCTGGAGTCGGCCGACGCCCTCAACAAGCTCTCGCAGCGCGTGGGCATCACGGTGGAGTCGCTCTCCACCCTGGTGCCGGCGGCGGAACTGTCCGGTGTCTCGGCGCAGACCTTCGAGACCGGGCTCAAGAAGCTCGCCACCGCGATGCTCGAGGCGGCCACGGGCTCGGAGGAGTCCGCCCGGCGCTTTGCGGCACTCGGCGTGGCGTTCCAGGACCAGGACGGCCGGCTTCGCGCGACCGACGCGGTGCTGCTCGATCTGGCCGAGCGTTTCCAGGCCATGCCCGACGGGGCGCAGAAGTCGGCGCTGGCGGTGCAGTTGTTCGGCAAGAGCGGCGCCGAACTCATCCCCTTCCTGAACCAGGGGCGCGAAGGCATCGCGGCATTGACCGGCGAGATGCAAGCGCTGGGCGTGCAGATCGGCGGGCAAACGGCTGCGCAGGCCGAGGCGTTCAACGACGCCTTGGCCAAGGTCAAGCTCGCCACCACCAGCATCGCCAACCGGGTGATCGAGGCCTTCCTGCCGGCGATGAACGAGATGGCGGGCGGCATGGTCGAGTCGGCCAAGCAGGGCGGGGCCTTGCGCGCGATCCTGGATGGCGTGGTGCTGGTGCTCAAGACCCTGGCGCTGGGTGCCGCCACCGTCGGCAAGGCCTTCGTCGCCCTGGGTGAGGCGATCGGCGCTGGGGTGGCGGCCGCCGTGCAGGCCTTGCGTGGCAACACCGCCGGGGCCAAGGCGATCATCGCCGAACTCAAGGGCAGCCTCGTGCGGCGGCTGGACGAACTGGCCGAGTTCCGGGACAGCCTCTTCGACCCCAAGCCCATCGAGGTGCAGGCGCCCAAGGTGCAGGCCGACCCGGCGCTGTTGCAGCGGCTCACGGCTCCGGGCAAGACCCGCGACACCGCGAGCGCTCAGGCTGCGTTGATGAAGGCTCGGCTCGACGCCGAGTTCGCCTTGCTCGAGGACGGATTGGCCCGCCAGCAGCGCGCGCTCGACGCGGCGCTGCAAGACCGGCTGGTCTCCCTCCGCGACTACCACGCGCAGAAGACCGCGCTCGAGCAGCGCGAGCTCGACGCCGAGATCGCCCGCCGCCGGCAGGCACTCGCCGCTAGCCAAGCCGTCGCGACCAACCCACGCGCTGCCGAATCGGACCGAATGCGCGCCCAGGCGGAGATCGCCAAGCTCGAGGCCGACCTCATCGTCCTCAACGACCGCCGCGCCGACATCGAACAGGCCAACGCTAGAGCCGCCGCCCAGGCCGAGCGCGAACTGGCCGATGCGCTGGCCGCCGCGCGCGAGGAACTGGTCAGGCTCACCGGCACCGACACGGCGCAGGACCGCAGGGCCGCGATCGAGCGCAGTTATCGTGACCTGCGCGCGCGCCTGGCGGCCGAGAGCGATGCCGACGGCGTGTCGATCATCGACCGGCTGATCGACGTCAAGGCCGCGCAGGCCAACCTCGAGGCGATCGAAGCGCAGTGGCGGCAGGTCACCGAGCGGCTGCGCAACGCGCAGGAGGGCCTCCAGATCCAGCAGCAGGCCGGGCTGCTCACCGAAGCCCAGGCGCGGCAGCAGATCGTGGCCTTGCAGCGCGACTCGGCGGCCGAGATGCAGCGCCTGCTGCCCGCGCTGGAGCAGGCCGCGCAGGCCATCGGGCCGGAGGCGGTGCTGCGCGTGCAGGCCTTCCGCACCGAGCTTGCGCGCACGCGGCAGGTCACCGATGAACTCGCCCCGGTGTGGAACCGCATCGGCGAGGCCTTCGGGCAGGCGGTGCAGGGGATCGTCAGCGGCGCGCAATCCCTGCGCGAGGCGCTTTCCAACGTCTTCCGCAGCATCGCGGACGCCTTCCTGCAAGAGATGGTGCTCAAGCCCTTCCAGCAGTGGGTGGCGATGCAGGCGCGCATGCTCGCCGTTAAGTTGGGCTTGCTCCAGCAGGAACAGGCCGCCGAGACCGCCGCCGCGGCGCAGTCGGTGGCGACCAAACAGGCCGAGGCGGCGGCCAAGGTCAGCGCCAACGCCGCCGAAGCCGGATCCGGGGCGGCGGCCTCGCAGGCCGCGATCCCCGTCGTGGGCCCGGGGCTGGCCATCGCCGCGATGGCGGCGATGGTGGCCGCGGTGATGGCGCTGCTGGGCAACATCAAGAAGTTCGCCGCCGGCGGCTACGTCACCGGCCCGGGGACCGGCACCTCCGATTCCATCCCCGCGCGGCTGTCCGCCGGCGAGTACGTGGTGCGCGCGGCGGCCGTGCAGCGCGTGGGCGTGGCGTTCCTGGATGCGATCAATGGCCTGCGCACCCCGCCCGTGTGGGACGGGCAGCGCCTGGCCTTCGCCGCCGGCGGGCTGGTGCCGCAGGTGAGCGCGCCGCCCGCCCCGCCGCCGGTGCAGCAGGCCGTGCGCATCGTCAACGCCATCGACCCGGGCGTGACCCACGACCATCTGCAAACGCCCGCCGGCGAACGGGTGATCCTCAACATCATCGGCAGGAACGCCCGCGCGGTCCGTGCCGCACTCCAGGGGTGACGCATGGCCTTGCTCTTCATCGACGGCTTCGACCACTACGACCCGCAACAGCTCGATGCCTTCGGCGATCCGTGGCTGGCACGCGGCAAGGCGGCGTATCTCTCGCCGCAGGCCACGCGCATCCAGGGCCGGCGACCATCGTCCTATGCCTTGCGCCTGCCGGCAGGTGCCGGCGGCGGCTACGTCAAGAACCTCGATGCCACCAAGACCAGCCTCATCATGGGTGCCGCTGTGCGCGTGGCGCCGTTCGAGAACACCGGTGAGGAGCCGGTGCTGCTCGGCGTGCGCGACACCACCGCGCAGGTGACGCACCTCGTGCGCATCGGCGAGGACGGCCGGCTCAAGCTCTACCGGCGGACGGGATCGGGGATGAGCGGCTGGGACCAGTTGATCTCGACCTCGGTCATGACGGCGGCCGTGCGGGGGTGGCACTACGTCGAACTGCAGGTCGTGCAGGGCACGAGCAACGGTACGTTGAACGTGCGCCTCAACGGCGTGCTCGCGATCACCCTGTCGGCGCAGAACACCACCCAGGGCGGCGGGCCGCTGCTCACCGCCTTCGCAGGCAGCGTGCCGGGCCAATCCTGCCCGGTCACCGTCGATGTGGACGACCTCTACCTCGCCGATACCTCGGGCACGCTCAACACCACCTTCCTGGGCGATGTGCGGGTCGATGCACTCGAGGCACAGGCCGACGGGGCACTGAACCAGTGGACCGTCGAAGGCGCATCCAGCGCTTGGGCTGCGGTGAGCGACGGCGATGAGGCCAGCGGCATCCGCGCGGATGCGGCCGGCCTGCGCCAGAGCTTCGACATCGCGCCGCTGCCGGCGATGGCCACGCCCGCCATCCACGGCGTGCAGGTGACGCTGCTGGCGCGCAAGACCGATGCCGGTCTGGGCAGCGTCAAGGGCCTGGTCAAGAGCGGCACGCAGATCGCCGTCAGTTCCAGCCTTGTCCTGCAAGAGCAACTGGCCTGGCACACGGCGCTGTTCGAGCGCAACCCGAACGGCAATGTGCAGTGGACGGAAGCCGCCTTCAACGCGGCGGAGTTCGGCGTGGAGTCGGCATGACCGAGCGCACCGTCGCCGAGCAACGGACGGAGTTGGCCAGCGCGCCGGCGCCGGGCAGCTGGCTGGCCGCCTTGCGTGGCGAAGCGCTCGCCCGGGCGGCCTTCGGTGCGGCCGCGGCTCACTTCACGCCGGAGACGGCCGCCTCGACCTGGCCGCCCGATCGGGCCGCAGCACTGTTGGCGGAATCGCTGGCTGCGCCGGTTCCGCCCGTTGATGCGCCAGCTTTCTTGGTTGAAGTGTTGCGCCGCGACACGGCCGCGGCCGCCATCGTCGCCACCGGCATGGACGCCTTCGGCGATGCGCCGTGGCCGGATGCTCAGCGCGGCGTGTTCGCCTTCCGCCACGACTGGGCCGAACCGCTCATCGAACGCCTGCAGTGGCAGACGGCCGTCGCGCGGCTGGCCAGCGGCAACGAGGCGCGGCAGGCGCTGCGCCTGGTGCCGCGCCGCACGCTGACCTACCACGTCGGTCATGGGCGCGCCAGCGATGCGCTGGTCGCGGACTGGCTGGCCGACCATCTCGGGCAACTGGCGCTGTGGCCGTTGCCGCAGGACGCGGTGCACCTGACCGAAGCCTGTCCGCGCGGCGCCATGGCGCTGGCCGTGACGGCGGCCGACGAGCGCCGCTTCGGGCCGACCACGGCCGATCTGCGCCTGCGGTTCGACGGGGTGCAAGGCTGGGACGGGGACGAGCGCTGGGTCCTGATCCTCGCAGCCGATGGCTGGCAGACCGCACGGCTGGCGCACCTGGACACCGAGCGGCTGTGGCTGGCCGCCCCGCTGGCGCGCGCGGTGCCGGCAGGCGCGGCAGTCATGCCGCTGGTGTGGGGCCGGGCGCTGGAGGCGGCCGATCTGGCGCAGTGGGTGCCCGGCGTGGCCGGCGGCCGCGTGAGCGCCAGCCTCACGCCATCCCCGACGCCGGATATGGGCCTGCCGGGCGATCCGCTGCTCGACGGCCTGCCGGTCTGGCCCGACGGCAACTGGCGCGACGATCCGGCCGCCACCGTGCAGGGCATCGTCACCCGGATGGATGTTTCGCCTGCCGATGCCTGGGTGCGCCGCGATGATCCGTGGCCGACGACGACGTTCCAGCGGCGCTATCTGGCCGCCTCACTCGATGAGATCCAGATCTGGCGCGCGCGGCTGTGGCGCACGCAGGGCCGCCTTAAAGCCTTCTGGCTGCCCGATGGCCTGGCGCCGGTGCTGCGGGTGACGGCAGAGGCTGACCCCGAAGACGGCTTCCTGCGAGTGACGGGCGAGGACATCTCTGCGTTCTGGCACCGCCCGGCGGGCGCGCTGATCCTGCACCCGGACGGCAGCCGGCAGCACGCGCTGACCGCGACCTGCCACCGCGATCAGGGCGGCGTGCTGGTATTGCGCTCGGGGCTGGACGTGCCGGTGCCCGCCGGCAGCCGCGTGGTGCGGCTTGCTCGCTGCCGCCTCGACCACGACGCCGTCGATCTTTACTGGCACACGCCCACGCTGGTCGAGATGCCCATCACCGCGTGTCAACTGCCGCATCCGCGCGGCAATGACCGCGTCCTCTATGTCGGTTACTGACCATGAGCGAAACGACACTTGCCGAAGTCGAGCTCTACGCCTTCGCCAGCAACAGCGCGCAGTTCCATCTGACCCCGCACGAGTTCGACGTCGATCTGGGCGGTACGGTGTACGTGAGCACGCCCATCGAGCGCAACGAACTGGCGCTGGGTGCCGAGGCCGCCAAATCGGCGCTGGAGCTGAAACTGCCGCAGACCTGCGATCTGGTGCGGCATCTGCTCGCCAATGCGCTGACCGGCGACACCACGGCCATCACCCTGCGCATCGCCCGGCGCGACCCCTGGGGCGACACCTGGTGGATCGCCGGCACGCGCTGGATGGGCCGGGTGCTGGGCGTCGAAGTGGCGGACGATGCGGCGCGCGTGCGCTGCGAATCCGCGCAGGTCAGCCTCAAGCGCATCGGCTTGCGGCGGCTCTACAGCCGCACCTGCTCGCACGTGCTGTATTCGGCGGCCTGCGGGGCCTCACCGATCACGGCCAGCGCCATCGTGGGCGGCAGCACGGGGCGCAGCGTCGATCTCGCTGGCGGCGTGCCCGGCAGCGTCAGCGGCGGCCTGGCCGGTGGATGGCTGCAAACCCCGGAAGGGGCGCGCCACATGATCGTGAGTGAAACGGGCGGCGGCGTCGAGTTGCTCTATCCCACGACCATCGAGCCCGGCACCGAGGTGCTGCTGACGGCGGGCTGCGACCACAGCACGGCCACGTGCGCGTCGCGCTTCGGCAACCTCGACAACTACGGCGGCTTCCCGTTCATCCCGAGCAAAAACCCGTTCTCGACGGGCGTGTTCTGAATCCCTGGAGACAGCGCCATGTGGTACCTCGTCGTCATCGTGGTGGCGGCGCTGGTCTCGGTCGCGCTCGCGCCGAAACCGCCCGAGCCCAAACCGGCGTCCCTGTCCGACGTCGATGCCCCCACCGCAGAAGAAGGCCGGCCCATTCCCGTCGTCTTCGGCGCGGTGCTCATCCGCGGCGCCAACGTCGTCTGGTACGGCGACCTGGAAGCCGAACCGATCAAGAAGAAAGGCGGCAAGAAATGAGCAGCGACGTCCTCGTCACCATCGCCCACGTGCGCGCCGCGGGCCTGTGCGTGCACGGCACGCGCGCCTGGTTTGCGCGCCAGGGCCTGGACTTCCGGGCCTTCCTCGCCCGTGGGCTTCCCGCCTCGATCTTGCTCGCCACGGGCGATGCGATGGCCGCACGCGTGGTCGAGGTCGCCCGGCATGGCCATGAGGAGCCGCGCTGATGGGCGGCAGCAGCAAAAAGCAAACCGTCGGCTACCGCTACCGGATGGGCCTGCATCTGGTGCTGTGCCAGGGGCCGGTGGACGCCGTGCAGGAAATCCAGATGGGCGAGCGCACCGCGTGGGGCGATGCCGACCGCGCGCCGCTCGCAAGCGGCCACGGCCTCGCCAGCCTCTGGATCGACAAGCCCACGCTGTTTGGCGGCGACGAGCGCGAAGGCGGCGTGGTCGGCACCATCGATGTGCTCTCGGGCCATGCCGGTCAGGAGCGCAACGACTACCTGATGAGCCGCCTGGGGTCAGCCATTCCGGCCTTCCGGGGTGTGCTGTCCTTGGTGGCACGCAAGATCCTGTTCGCGGCCAACAACCCCTACATCAAACCGTGGGCCGTGCGCGTGCGGCGCTTCACGGCGGGTTGGTTCGATGCGCCGTGGATGGAATGGAACGCCGAAGTCCGCACCTGGGATGAGGACGAAGGCCGTGAGATCAGTGTCGGTATGAACCCGGCGCACATTCTGGTGCAGTGCCTCACCGATCCGCATTGGGGCATGGGCTATCCGCAGAGCACCATCGGCTGGAGCTTCTGGAACGCGGCGTGGGCTTTGTCGAGCGAGGGCTTCGGCCTCAATCTGATCTGGACGCGCCAGCAGCCCATCGAGAGCTTCATCGGCCAGGTCCTCGACCACATTGGCGGCATCCTCTACACCGAGCTGGAGCAAGGCACGTTCGAGCTGAAACTGCTGCGCGACGACTATTGGATCGACAGCCTGCCGCAGTTGGGGCCTGACGAAATCGTGCGGTTGGAACGCTTCGAGCGCGCCCAGTGGGGCGAGTTGCCCAACGAGATCACCGTGGTCTACACCGACTGGGCCACAGGAGGTGAGGCGACCGTCTCCGTGCAGAACCTCGCCGCCATCCAGTTGCAAGGCGGCGTCATCAACCAGCGCCGCGACTATCCGGGCGTGAACCACGGGCCGCTGGCCGCGCGGCTGGCGCTGCGCGACCTGCGCGCGCTGGGCTCGCCGCTGGCCCGGATGAGCCTGACCGTGGCACCCGACACGCTGGAGCGTGCGCCGCTGCCGGGCGATGTGTTCCTGCTGCACTGGCCGCGGCTGGGCATCGAGCGCATGGTCGTGCGCGTGACCGGCATCGACACCGGCACCCTGGGCGCAGCCGAGTGGCGCATCGAGGCGGTGGAGGACGTGTTCGGGATGAGCAACACCGTGCTGTCGCCGCCGCCACCACGCGCCGAAGAACCGACCATTGAGCCGCTGCCGCCCGCCCTGGTGCTGGCGGTGGAAGTGCCGTACTGGGAACTGGCCCGGCGCCTGAGCCGTGCCGAGCTGGACTACCTGACCGACACCGACACCTACGTTGGCGCACTGGCGGCAGCAGGCGGTACCGGGCAGTTGAATTGGCAACTGGCCAGCGGCGCGTCTGCAAGCAGCCTCTCGCCAGTCGTGGGCGAGGACTACGCGCCGCTGCTCACGCTCGATGCGGCGCTGCCTGCGAGCGAAGCCGATGCACTGGCCGCGCCGGTGACGGCCACCAGCCAGCCGCAGCGACTGGCCGTGGGCGACTACGCCTACCTGGTCGATGCCGCAGGCCAGATCCGCGAAGCCGTGGCGATTCTCGCCTTCGATGCCACCGCGGGCACGGTCGATCTCGCCCGCGGCGTGCTCGACACCACACCGCAAGCCCATCCGGCCGGCACGCAGCTCATCGGCGTGGGTGAATGGATGACTGCCGAGACCACCGAACGCGCGCCGGGCGAGTCGGTGTTCGTCGCCGCCATTCCGCGCACCACCACCGACCAGGGCGACGCGGTGCTCGCCGCCAACGGCCAGCCGCTGGTGCTGACCGGCCGCCAGGCACGGCCGTATCCACCCGGGCGCATCCGGCTCAACGGCCAGCGCGAGCCCGCCGTGGTGGCCGGCGACTTGACCCTCACCTGGGCGCACCGCGACCGCATCCAGCAGACCGCCTACCTGGTCCAGCAGGACGAGGGCGACATCGGCCCCGAGCCCGGCACCACCTACACCGTGCGCCTGCGCGACCGCAACGGCACCCTCGTGCGCAGCGAAACGGGCATCGCCGGCAACACCTGGACCTGGGACGTGGCCAGTGCCGCCCTGGACGCCGGCGTCGCGGGCGATACCGTCACCGTCGAGCTCGAGGCCGAGCGCGACGGCCTGAGCAGTTGGCAGGCGCAGGTGCGCAGCGTCGAGCGCGCCGGCTACGGCCTGCACTGGGGGCAGTACTGGGGAGGTGTGTGATGGTTGCGACCCTCGACATGAATGAGCAGCCGCGCATCGACGTGCACCTGCTCACCCTCGACGAGCCCCAGCACTGGCGCGAGGAATGCCTCGCGAGCCTCGAAGGCGCGCCGATCCAGCTGCACGTGCTGCCGGGTATTCCGGGTCGGATCGGTGAGGCGCGCGCAGCCGGCTACGCGCGAGGGACTTTGTCGCTGGTGTCCTTCGTCGATCCCGACGACCGCTACGAGGCCGCGGCATTCGCGCCCCTGGCCGATGCGCTCGAGGCCTGCCCCTCGGCGGTGCTCGCCTACACCGACGAGGCGCTGATCGACGAGGACGGCCGCCCCCTCGGCGTGCGGCGGCTGGCCTACAGCGCCTTCCAGCACGCCCACTCGGCCAGCCATGTCCATGGTCTGATCGTGATGCGCCGAGCAGTCGTCGAAGCCGTGCTCGCCGCCACCACCGACATCCACCCCATGGCCGACTGGCTGTTGACCCGGCTGGTGGCCCAGCGCGGTGGCGTGCTGCACCTGCCCATCGTCGGGCGGCACTGGCGGAAGCATCCGAACCAACACCACCGCCGCGCGCGCAGCACGGCTTTGGGGCACTGCCGAGTCTTGCGACACCTTGAGGAGATGAACCGATGCCATTGACCGATCCGAACCTGGGACTCGTCTACGGCTGGACGCTGGGCGAGTCCGGCTGGCACACAGGGATGGATGCGAATCTGAAGCGCCTGGGCGCCATCGTCGGCCTGTCCGTCAAAGACCGCGGCCTGACCGCGCCACCCGCCAGTCCGGCCGATGGCGACCGCTACATCATCCCGCCAGGAGCCACCGGCGACTGGGCCGGCCGGACCGACCAGATTGCCGTGCGGATCAACGGCGCCTGGGAGTACCACGCGCCCCAGGTCGGCTGGCTGGCCTACATCGAGGACGAGGACAAACTCACCGTCTTCAAGCCAACCGGCTGGAGCGCAGGCGTCGCCATCTGATTTCCCATCTTCGTACCCACCAGAAACCCGCCCCAGAGGCGGGTTTCGCATTTTTGGAGACCGCCATGACCGAATCCGAACAACAACCGCCCGCCCTCGTCGAGAACATGCTCCTCTTGCGCCGCGAGGACTTCGATGAACTGCTCGACCGCGCCGCCGAACGTGGGGCCGAGAAGGTCTTGTCTCACCTTGGTCTGGAGAACGGCCGTGCCGCCAAGGACATCCGCGAGCTGCGCGACCTGCTCGAAGCCTGGCGCGATGCCCGCCGCACGGCCTGGCAGACCGCCGTCAAGGTCGTGACCACCGGCATCCTGGCCGCGCTGCTGGTGGGCGCCGCCATCAAGCTGAAGCTGATGGGAGGTAGCCAATGATCGAGACCTTGCTCGGTGGCCTTCTCGGCGGGGCCTTCCGTCTGGCCCCCGAGGTCCTCAAGTGGCTGGACCGCAAGGGAGAGCGTGGCCACGAACTGGCGATGCAGGACAAGGCGCTGGAGTTCGAGAAGCTGCGTGGCGCGCAGCGAATGTCGGAAATCGGCGCGGGTGCCGACGCCGCGTGGAACGTCGGAGCCATCGAAACCCTGCGCGAAGCCGTTCGCACACAGGGCGAGAAAACCGGCGTGCGCTGGGCCGATGCCTTGTCCTGCAGCGTTCGCCCCGTCATCACCTACTGGTTCATGGCACTGTACTGCGCCGCCAAGACCGCAACAGTCGCAGCCGCCGTGACAGGGGGCGCAGGCTGGGGTGTGGCCATCCTGTATGCCTGGACGGAGGCAGACCAAGCTCTGTGGGCCGGGGTGCTGAACTTCTGGTTCCTCGGGCGCGTGTTCGACCGGGTGCGGCCGTGATCGAGGTACCCCAGGCGGCCATCGACCTGGCCAAGCGCTTCGAGGGCTTTCACCGCGTGCCAAAGAACGATCCCGGCCGCGCGCACCCCTATGTATGCCCGGCTGGCTACTGGACGATCGGCTACGGCCACCTCTGCGATCCGAAGCATCCTCCGATCACGGAGGCTGAGGCGGAGCGCTATCTGGCGGAAGACTTCAGGATCGCGCTGGCTGCGACCCTGCGCTACTGCCCGGTGCTGGCGACCGGGCCCGAGGGGCGGCTGGCTGCCATCGTCGACTTCACCTTCAACCTCGGCGCGGGGCGGCTGCAGACGTCGACGCTGCGGCGGCGGGTCAACCAGCGAGACTGGGCTGCCGCCGCAACGGAGCTACGTCGCTGGGTCTACGGCGGCGGAAAGGTGCTGCCTGGGTTGGTCGCTCGCCGTGAAGCAGAAGCGCGAATGCTGTCGGCCTGAATCACTTCAGGGCTTAGGCCCAGACTTCATCCAGATTCTTTGCCGCCAGCAGCTTTTCCCGCAGCGCGTAGCGGGACGACTGCATATTGATTTCGCTGTTCTCCGGGCGCGGGATTGGGACAATCGCAGTCGCCGGCCCTTTGAACTTGATCATGTACTTCCCGGTGTCGTTGTAAGGCAGGATCGCCTCGACCTCGGCAATGTGAGTGATCGCAGCGACAGGGGCGACCTGATAGGCCGCGATGAACTTCAGCTTCGAGATGTGCTTGGCATTGATCCGAACGGCAAACCAGCAGTTCTCGTTCAGGAAGCGTTGTTTGAATCCTTCCTCGCGCGCGGGAACGACGATGGTGTCGAACTTGTCGTTCTCCGATCCAACGGGCTGCACCTGATCGCTCGGGTCTTCCTGCTTCGGCGGGGTGAAAGCGTTGATGCCAAGCATCGGCAGGATCAGCAACATGTCGGCCAGGAAGGCCTGCGCCGTTGCCCTGGCTGCTGGGGCCATCGTCGGAGCCGTCGGGTTGTTTTTGTTCAGAAGGATGGCCCGGTCATGCTTCTTGGCCAGCGCCACCAGCGCCGACTCCAGGTACTGCACCTCGGTCTTGCCGATCTTGTGGTTGCGGTCGAAGAAGTAGACGCCCCATACCCAGCCTTCCTTATTCGAGACGTGGTTCTTCAGCCGGTCACCGACGGGGTCGGCCTCGCCGATGTAGATGGTTTCCTCGGCGGCGTTGCCAACCAGGATGTAGATGCCAGCCTGCGAGAAACCCGGCTCCTGCTTTAGCTGATGGAACAGCTCCTTGGTGAAGACAACGCCGTAGCCCGACCAGTTCGACTTGTCGACGTGGCGAATTCCCTCGGGGTCACCGGTGGTGGCAAACAGTGTGATGGAAAACGGCTGCATTTAGTTGCTCCCCAGCGCGGGCGACGTAGGCCGGGCCGTTCCATAAAACGCTAGCGGCCAACCGCACCTTCTACGGTGAATATCTTGATCACTCATTTCAAACCATTCCTCCACGTGAGACCGACCACCCCGACGACAACGCCTCTGCCTGTTGCAACACGGTTTGTACGGCAGCGTCTTGAAGGTCAGGCGGGTAACCGTATTTGCGCAGGATGCGCTTGACCAGCACGCGCATCCGGGCGCGCGCCGATTCACGGTGCGCCCAGTCCACCGACACGTTTTCGCGCAAGGACACCAGCAGTTCGTGGGCGATCACGCGCAGTTTGTCGTCCCCC